AACAAACATTGAATCTACTAGATCATGAGCAAAGTTCTCGACACAGTACTGGTCAAAGCACCACATCGAAAAGAAACATACACAGAGACCGAACTTGAGGAGTTTGCCAAATGTGCAGATCCCATCAACGGCCCTATGTATTTCTTGAACAACTTCTTTAACATCCAACATCCTGTCCGGGGCAAGATGCTGTATCATCCTTTTGAATATCAGAAACGACTGATCAACAACTATCATACCAATAGATTTTCAATATCACTAATGCCACGACAAACAGGTAAAAGTACCAGCGCTGCTGGTTACTTGCTATGGTACGCTATGTTTGTTCCTGATGCGACTATTCTGATAGCAGCACACAAATATCTAGGTGCCCAGGAGATCATGCAGCGTATTCGTTATGCATACGAGCTGTGCCCTAACCATATCAGAGCAGGCGCCACAAGTTACAACAAAGGATCTCTAGAGTTTGACAACGGCTCACGTATTGTATCACAAACCACTACTGAAAATACTGGTCGTGGTATGAGTATTACACTGCTGTATCTGGATGAGTTTGCCTTCGTGCGGCCCACAATTGCCAAGGAGTTTTGGACTTCCATCACGCCAACACTTAGTACTGGTGGTAAAGCTATTATCACAAGTACTCCCAACAGTGACGAAGATCAGTTTGCCTACATCTGGAAAGGCGCTCTCAAAACTGAAGATGAATTTGGTAATCAACGAGCCAACGGTCTTGGCATCAATGGCTTCAAAGCGTTTCGTGCATTTTGGCGTGAGCATCCGGATCGTGATGATGCCTGGGCAGAAGAACAGCGCTCTCAGCTGGGAGATGAACGATTCCGTCGAGAGATGGATTGTGACTTCGTTATCAATGACGAAACACTGATCTCTCCACTCAAGCTACTAGAACTAGAAGGCATAGAACCCACTCACAAACTGGGCCAAGTTCGATGGTACAAGCCCATACGCAAGGACAAGATGTACATTGTTGCTCTAGATCCTAGCTTGGGCACAGGTGGTGACCCCAGTGCTATACAGGTGTTTGAAGCAGACACAACAGAGCAAGTGGCTGAGTGGCGCCATAACAAAACTGATGTGCCCACGCAGGTCAAAATCCTTGCAGACATTGTAAAAGAGATTCACTCAGTAACCAAGGACAGTAAAAGTGTGTACTATTCTGTAGAAAATAATACACTAGGAGAAGCAGCACTGATCAGCATCAACGAATACGGTGAAGAAAACATCCCGGGCTACTTCCTAAGCGACAACAGTGTGCAAGGCAGCAGCGGGCGCAGGATCCGCAAGGGCTTTACTACCACAAACAAAAGCAAGATTTCTGCTTGCAGCAAGTTAAAAATTCTGATAGAATCTGGGCGTATGAAAATTTACAGCAAACCCTTGTTGAGTGAGCTCAAGAACTTTGTGGCAAACGGGTCTAGCTATGCTGCCAAACCCGGAGAAACAGACGATCTTGTTATGGCCAGCTTGCTTGTAACTCGTATGCTAATGCTGCTGCAAACATATCATTCAGATCTGGACAGTCATATTAGAGATCACTCGGACAACATGATAGAACCCATGCCCTTTATCAGTATAATGAGGTGATAAATAAAGGTGTAGTTCGCGATACTGATAATATCCAACTACTCTAACGCCGTGGAGGGCATCAGCAAATGTATTTACAAAATAAGTATACCATCTGGTATAATAAAATTATTAAAAACGCACAATCAAGACAGTTGCCGGCGGGCACCTATTCTGAAAAACACCACATTGTGCCTAAAAGTTTAGGTGGCAGCAACGACCGGTGTAATCTAGTAAAGCTCACAGCAAAGGAACATTATATATGTCACTTATTGCTACCAAAGATGACTGAAAAATCAGCAAAGCGTAGTATGTGCCATGCTTTATGGAAAATAGTAAACCAGCACAGGGATTACCAATCTAGATACAAAGTTACTGCCCGGATGTACGAAACCATCAAGCAGTTGAATTCAAAAGCGCTATCAGTTGCTAATACAGGTAAACCTAATTTAGCAGCCCGTGGTAAAACACTAGGTCCCGAGCAAAGAGAAAAAATACGACAAACCCTGCTGCATAGGAACTATAAAGGTGTGCCTAAACCCACAAAACAATGTGCTCACTGCGGGCAAGTGTTTGCTGGGCATATAATAAATAGGTTCCACAATGATAAATGTAAATCGTTGTTAGGCTCCTCACCTAAGAAAGAAAAGGTAGCGTGGAACAAAGGTTTAACAAAAGAAACAGACGCCCGACTGGCAGCATTAGGCGATACTTTGTCAAACGTGATGAGTGGGGTTAAACGAGGTTCATACAAGAAACGCTAAATACACTACCATGGCACAAGAACAGAATATTTCAACACAGCTAGACAACCTATTGGTTACACGCAATTTCTCCCCAGAAATGCTGGATCGATCAGGTCAGCCGTCAGAAGCAGAAGACGCTAAAACATTTACGTTTGACTATGTAAGCGGCAGCGGCAAAAACTACGGTACCATGGTCATTATCCTAGACTCTGAAAACGACATGAAAGTGTTTTACGGTGACAATCTGGGTAGAGCCATGGAAGGTGACGACAAGGACGAGTTCTTTGACTTTCAACAACATCTCAGCAAGTTTGCCAGAATGCATCGCTGGACCTACAGTGCCAAAGACCTAAATCAACTCAAGCACACCATGCAAGGACTTGCTGCTATTCAAGAAGGCTTGTTCGAAGGCTACTACGGCACACGCAAGATCAGCTATACCGGTAACCCCACTGAAGCCAGATTGATGATCAAACACAATCGCACTCTGGGCGAAGCAGATGCTCGTTTCCGTTATGTTGAAAGTTTGTTTATTGAAACAGCAGACAATGAACGCTTTAAACTAAGTTTCAAGAACTTAGCTGGCGGCCGTGCCATGCTAGAGCATGTGCGGCAAGGCGGCAATCCGTATGATGTTCGCGGTGTACACATTGCTGAAATAGTAAACGAAATTGGTACACTGAATAGATTCAATCGTGCCAGTGCCAGCCGTATGCTAGAAGGCGTCACAAAAGAATTGGTTACAGAAGCACAGACCTATTACAAGAGTCTGCGTGAAAATATGAAACGCTTGTCTAGTCCTCGTGGCTACACTGCGTATTTTGAAACTTGGCATCCTGCTACCATTGACGAACAACAAGAGCTAGTAGAAGATATCAAAACACTGTTCATTGAACAGACCCTGGACACACGAATTGAGGCAGCACTGCCACTACTGGCCAGAATACAACAACAAGGAAATGCAATGAAAGAAGCACAGATTTTTGAAAACTGGATCAACAACATGTCCGAAGGTACTTGGAACTTGCCTGAGACTCCAGAACAATTGAACAAGCTCAAAGAGCTCATGACTACCGAACTGATTGTAGGGCCAGATGCTACTAATGCCACAGAAGTGCTGTATGACATTGTAGGCGATGACGTACTGTTTGATCGGTTGAGTGAATTGGCCGAGCGTGATCCGCGTGCCAATGTATGGAATGATACCGAAGTAATGGAACGATTGAGAGAACTGGGCATCGATCTTCCAGAACCAACTGAGCCCGTGGCACAAGAGCCCGCACTTGACGCAGCAGCACCGGTTGCCGCAGCAGAACCTGCACCAGTAGCACCTCCTGTGGCAGAACAGCTCAACAAGATACGCAAAGATGCAGGATTACCTGTGGTTGAATCCATACTGGACGAGTCTGGCGAAACAATTGATCACATCCTGAATCGTTTCAAACACGAAGTTAGTCAATTCAAAGCAGGGGAAGAATTGGATTCTGACCTGTATGAAGCCTTGTTTGATTACTACTCGGACCGCGGCGACATGCCATATGGTATTGCCAAAGCACGTACCGGCGATCCAATTACCTGGGTAAGCGACAAGTTGAATGGCTACCTGGGTATCGACGAAGCAGACAATATGGCCACGTTCGTCGAAACACCACTAGATGAAGTGTTTGGTATGCCTGTGGTTGGCGAAGCTGCTGATTGCAACATGACCACAGAAGGCAATTTCTGCCCCGAACACGGCTTAGCCGAATGTGGCGGAATGATGGAAATGGGCACAGTAGCAGGCGGCATTGCTCCTGTAATGGGAGAAGCTGGCCAGGACCCAATGGACCATCGCGGTGCAGTCACAGACAGTTTTTACGAATCAGCTTTGGCAAGAATAAAATCACTGGCTTTGCTCAAGTAACATAAATAAAACAAAGAAGTGTGTGTAGTGGCACACATTTCCGTAAACAACTAGATAGGCAAAATTCTCTACCGTAATGGTAGGAAACACAGACAGGCTGTGTTAAAATAACCTTGTAGGCAACATTTAAGCAAGTCTTAAATTTTTTTAATCATATTAACGCACATGAAAGGCAACACAATATGGCAACACTAGCAGACATTCGAGCACGACTACAGGCATCTGAGAACAAGGGTTCTAGCAACACAGGCGGGGGTGACAAAGCAATTTACCCGCACTGGAACATGGAAGAAGGCCAAGCTGCCTCACTACGCTTCTTGCCCGACGGCAACAACAAAAACACATTTTTCTGGGCCGAACGTGCCATGATTCGACTACCATTCAACGGCGTCAAAGGAGAAATGGATTCTAAACAAGTAATGGTACAAGTTCCTTGCGTGGAAATGTGGGGGGACGCTTGTCCAATCCTTGCAGAAGTACGCACTTGGTTCAAGGACAAGAGCCTGGAAGACATGGGTCGCAAGTACTGGAAAAAACGCAGCTACATCATGCAGGGTTTTGTGCGTGAAAACCCCATTGGTGATGACAAGACTCCGGACAATCCAATCCGTAAGTTCATTATTGGCCCACAGTTGTTTACCCTGATCAAGGGCGCACTGATGGATCCAGAACTGGAAGAATTGCCAACTGACTACCTGCGTGGTCTGGACTTCCGCATTGCAAAAACTCAAAAGGGTGGCTATGCAGATTATAAC